GCCTCCAGTAGCGCTATAGCACAAACACAAATCCGTATTAGGGATTCTATAAGATGCTGTTTTGCAAAGTCTAGTTGCAAAATGTCCGCCTGATTTATCAGGGTCCTTCTTGTAAAATGTTACATCTAGAGTGTCTGTTTCAAAGTAGTGGTATGGAATAACCACAAGTTGCGAACGCAAAAACAAACCATTCACCATCAGCTTACGGTCTCCCGCTATCACTGTGCCATAGAGTAAGTTCGTATCTATCTTGGCATTAAGATGTTCATTTGGTGTGCAATACGACTTTTGACTAATGGGTAAAGGTCGTTTCACCATACAAACCCACCGATTTTCCTCCGAGTCTCTTTTATCGATTTCTGCTTGCGTTTTTGGCTCCAAAGAGCCTTGCGGATTTAAAGATCGCCACCTTCGATATAGTTTCGCAAGTGCGAAGATTGCACTCACTATTCCAGCGGCCTTAATAACAGAGCCAGCATTTTCATCTCGCCATGTTTTGACACTATCGTGGACAATGTTGCGATCTAACAACTCCTTGCGGTAGTTGTTCATTACAATCTTGACCATAAGTTTTTGTCTAGCTAAACATATTCCTGTAATTCCGAAGGCCAACCACCCTGAACGGGCAGTATTGCGTGTTTGGCGGTGAAATAGTCCTACACAACCTACTCCAAGACCCCAATTCAGGATCGTATTGGAGATATAGTTCCGTCTAATCTTCTTGCTATCACCTAGCATAAGACATTTCTGGAACATATCATTGTGAAGCCACGGTGTGGGAACTATTTTCACCCAATCCCAATGTCGGGCAAATAAACGTGCTGAAGCCAATAGGGCCAACGATGTGGCTCCTTCGACAAATCTATCTATTCCAAAGAGATCTCTCTTGATCCTACCTATAACGATATCAGTCGCTTTAGTAGCACCTTCAATGATCTCATCTCCAAACTGTTTTTCAAGTTCCTCAACTTCCGCCTCTCGCTCATCATCATCTTCTCGAGGATACTGAGCATCATGTGGCGAACAATAATCTCTTATATTGTTACAGTACGGATGTGGACATAGTTCGATGTTCTTTCGAACCTCTAAATCATCCAACATCGATTGTTGACCACCACGATGATCATGAAATCGCTCAATCATGTACTGAATTGCATCACGGAATGACACTCGAATCATCTTTCTTCCATTCCATTCTATTGGTGCATATTCTGCCACATATCGCATTTTATCTGGGCAAACTGCTTTTTCAAGCGTGAGTTCCCAAATATCATCAAAAACTGGCTTACGCCGCAATGTTTTCTTGAATTTCGCTATCTTGCTTGTGTCAAGGCCTTGAGGCTTACCATCCAACATAAATTGGAATTCTCTCTTGGCGAAAACAGTTATGACAACATGCATTCTTCTTTGAACAGAGTACGGACAATTAGAGTATGTCCCTGCATCCAAATGCTTGACATTTGTAGTGACGCTCACTATCGTAGGCTCTATAAAAACTTTGCCTTTTGAATCGAGGTCTGCCATGTTAGCATAATACATCTGGTTGTTACACACATCAATAATAGACTGTGTGGGTGGAGCTGTGCAGAACTGGGCCGTCGAATTACCAAGATCATCAATAATCATCACAGATTTCTTAGTTGTCCAGTTAGATTGGAATCTATCTCCAGGGTTCACCGCAGCACGGTATTCCTTGCCTGTTGGTAAACCAGCACTAGCCAATAAAGCATCTATCATTTGGTCAGAGCACGTAGTTTTACCTTGCGCACTCTCACCATAGAACTCCATAGCGAATGGTGATTTCCTGATTCCATTGGAAATTTTGAATGTAATGTAGTCATTTTTCAAGACTATCAGTTTTGATATCTTGTCAGAAAGCAACTTCTTCTCCAATCCTTTGGCAGATTTCAATAATCGTTTCATATCAGACAATAGACTTTCCAATCGATCATCAAATTCTTGGTCTTCAACGCCGACAACTCTATACAAGTTGCCATTTTTGACGAGAACCCACCAACTCTGCAAAGTACTATA